TTATAAATAACTCGGTATATATAAATTATATTCGTTCTGAATCCTTTGCGGAAAGCTCCGGATATAAACCATGGTAGTTTCAATAAATACATGCCCAAGCTGTCTTTGCACCAACGTAATATTAGCTCCCCTCTTAATCAAATTCGTAGCCAAGCTGTGACGTAATAAATGCGGATAAACTCTTTTATTGAGTTTTGCTCTTTTCGCAAGTACTCTGACTATCTTCCGAACGTCTCCGCCTGCTAATTTATTACGCCTAACTAAAGTCGTAAAAAAATAATTATCACTTTGCCTCGGAAATTCCCTTAAATAATCAAGCAATATTCTCGTACAATCCCCGCTCATATTAATCAATCTATCTCGCTTTCCTTTACCCTTAATTATTCTAACCATATTATCGCCCAAATTAACATCACAAACACGTAAATCGCATAATTCTTTATTTCTTATTCCTGAGTATGCAAGAATGGTTATAATTGCCTTCTGTCTCACTGTTTTAGATGCATTGATGAGTAAAGTAATCTCTGCCTCGCTTAAAACGTCCTTAACGATTGTCCTGGGCTTTTTGGGCCGTCCCAGTTTAATTTGATTGCCCTTAAATTTTGTATACCACTCTAAAGAAAGTGAAGTGTTGACGATATGGCTGTACGAATATTCCTTTTCGTACATTTTGAGAATATAACTCTCAATTTGATCATGACTCGGCTCTAAAGTTCTAAATTTTTTCAAAGCTCTTTTTACAGTGCTTCTATAACCCAAAATAGTAATGGTTGAAATTCCTTTTTTAACTAAAAGAAATTTCTCAAACTCAAAAAGAGTTTGTTTTAATTCACGCATAGAAAGGTTTTTACCGTAGGTATAAATTATGATTCCCGAATAATTTATCACCGGTCCGGCAGTCTTAGCTTAATTATTCTTTTATCTATGCACTTAAAAATAATTTTGTCAAGAGAAATATTAAAATTCAGTATTTTCAGCTACTAAGTAATGGTTAGGGTCAGTTGAACCTTGACTACCACCAGCTCCTCCAGGAGTTGTAGCACCGCCAGAGTTACCAGAACCTCCTCCACCGCCTGCTCCAGCACCCGTAGTTGTGTTATCTCCAGGGTCGCCATTGCCACTAACTCCACCATCTCCGCCATCACCGCCTGCTTCTCCATAAGCTCCAGCTCCGCCTCCGCCACCTCCGCCACCTGCCCCGTTGCCTGCCGTGGCGTTTGGCTGACCACCACCATCTCCACCAGCTCCACCTCTTGCGTTTATTGTTCCGTCATTAGCAGTTAAAGTATTATATAAAATAAGAGCCATACCAGCACTTCCACCACCACCTCCACCACCGCCTCCAGAATTATTACTTGGCGCGTCAGTGCCGTCACTACCGTCTGCTCCGTCAACTGAAATCTCTCCAGTAGCAGTAAAGTCTAATTCTCCTCTACATTCAATAATCAATCCTCCACCACCTCTACCACCAGCACCACCAGCACCACCACCTCCTGAACCTTGCATATTATCTAGACCACCAGTCCCACCACCAGCACCACCTGAACCAATAGCAATATTTAGGACTTTTCTATAAAGACGAGTAGCGTCTGGTGTAGTATATAAATCTTTCATTCCAAAAATAGTGCCACCTGCTCCTCCTGTTCCTATATAACTAGGACCGTCATTACCTAGCCCTCCTGCGTTTCCATCGTGAGTTGCTAAACCGTCTAAGATACCAAAACCAGTTGTTACTACATTAGCTCCCATACCTTTTAAATCTATTTTTCCTGCGATAGTTACATCTCCTTGACATTTTAAAATTAAAAGAGTTCCAGTTGAGGCTGGGTTGCTTATAGTGAGAGTTGCCCCGCTTGCAATATTGATTGACGTATAATTTTTTATTAAAATATTAGCTCCGCCTGCGTCTAAAGTAGTTGTCCCTGAAGCGAGATTTAAAGCACCGTCAGAACCGTCACCTCCAAATTTTTGAACGAGATTAAAATTTTCATTTAAATCTTCGGCATTTAATTTTTCGCCTGCGACCCATTCTTTCATAAAATTATTTTAATCTTTCGGTCCTAATATCCCGAAAAGATTTTTTATTATTTTTATTATTTTTCAAAAAATGAAAAGGTGTATTTTCTTTGTTAAACTTTTCTTTAAGTTCTCCGTATTTAGCACTTAAAACATTAAACTCAAAAGCTAACTCACTAACAATTTTGTAAGCCTCAATATCGTCATCAACCTCAACCTCAACAAGGATTGTTTTTTTATTTATTTTTTTGTTTATTCTAACAGCCATATAATTATATTATAGAACATTTTAATCTTTATACACTTGCGAAAGTATATTTACAGCTAACAACTAAAACCGTCGTTCCATCCTTAACCCAATTAAGCCCCTTTAAGTGCGACCACAACTGTCCGGTATTAGCTCCAACTCCCCCGTCTATACAATTTCCGAACTCTGTGAAAGTTCCCGACACTTCTGCCTCTGTAAAATAAGCAGTCAAATAAGCAATGTTAGAGCTTGCAGTTCCGCTTGCAATATCATTTCTATATTCTTCTATTTCTAAGGTTTCATCACTCGCATTAGCATTTCCAGTCGTTCCCGATCCAAGCAATGCTTTATTTATTTCTCCTGTATAAGTAGTATCACCAACAAGCAAACGGGTAATCGCATTAAACCCATTATTACAAATAACGTTTTTATGCTCATCAACAAACTTTAAAGGCCCGAACTGATAAAGTATTAAAAAATATCTATTAACAAATTTTCTAACAAAATTAAACGGGGCCTCGGTTTTTGCCCAACTAACAATTTTATTTATTATTCTCTGTAAAAATTTTAATTTTGATTGATCGTAAGCCTTAGCAGTTATTTCTCCTAAAACTTTTACATTTTCTATAAATTCCATATTTTTATAATTTTAATTATTAACCTAAATAACTTTTATTTAAAAGAAACTCTCTTTTCGGGTCTGTTTGCCCTGTGGGTATATAAGGACATAAAACAAAGTCCGGCTTAACCCCCGCCCCAAACGGATCCTTTTCAATATCCTCCGTAACCTCTACCGTTTTATAATCCTGCATTTTTTCAGTCAATGAAATTTCTTCCGTAACATTAATCGTCTTATGATCTATATAATATTTTTTTAAAACAATATCCTCGTTAAGTTTTATCTGCTTAGCCTGATCAAGTAAGAGCTTTTGTAAAAATTCAATTATTCCGATTGTTCTCATGGTGGCCAACTCAACCGTCCAAATTCCGTCGCTTGGTCCGCGCATTGCCAGGCTCACCCGCTGAATCAAAAAGTTCTCGCTAATACCCCTAATATCTGAATCAATATTTATAATCTGCCCTGATCGCAAACCGCTTTCATAAGTCTGAAAACCGCCCTCCTGAATTTTATTTGAATATGCTTCTAGCTGTGAAATCGCAAATTGCTTGGCCTGCTCGTCCGATTCTATCGTCTTGTCCACTTTGGCAAATTCATAAGCCCCATATTCCAAAATGCTCGCGTCGTCCTGAACCTGCACCACAATCGAATAAAGCGGGATCCCCGCCACCTCGATTGCGGCCGTATCAGCTGGCGGATTAACAAAGCGAATATATTTCTCCTGGTAATTCCAAAGCACGTCGTAATCGGCATCCTGATTTAAATAATCGATACCAACGTCCTGGGCCACCCCTCCAACCGTAACCGTCGGCGCATTTTTAAACTTATTAGCCAAAGCGAAATTATCCTTTGTCCCGTCGCCTGTAAAATATTCCGTCCGGCTATTACCGACTACTTCTCCTCCCTCAACAAACACCCGATTGCGAATCTGCGACAAATCATCCGTAATTTTCAAGCTCTTAAAAATATATTTGCCGTTTGTGTCTGTTAATCCGAACGGCGCCGCCTCGGTATTTTTAGAAAAAAAATGAATGTCTTTTTCGTAATCAACATACCAATTATAATTCACTTGCTCGGCCAGCATCTGCAGGCATTTGGAAACCGGCATCCGGTTAAAAGCAATAGATTCAATTTCAATCGAGCAATTAACATTCACAATCGTGAAACCGCTTAAATAATTGGTATTAATATAACTGATAATCTGGTCAACAGTCTGATTTTCAAAGCGGTCAATAACGTGAGTCCTGTCCAAATAGTGCGTCCAGTCTTTCGCCATCACCCGATATTTTAAAAGCCTTCCTTCTATGCTTTCGGCTACCTGAACAATCACGCCGGCAAAAACATAATCCGATCCATCCAAAACTTCAATCTCATCCCCCACTTCCGGCTTCCAATCTTTACTCCCGTATTTTTTCGTTTCAAAAGCAAGCGTATCAACTTGCGAGTTGATAATATCTTCCTTCCGAAAACTCGGCCAGGCAATATAATCTGTGCGATCAGTGCTATTTACATTTACGGTTAAATTCATATAATATTAAAACTAAATTAGAGTGTTTAAAGGTCGGCTCTCTACAATTAATTAAAAATTTCACACCAGCAATATGAAATTACACGATTTAATTAAAACTGCCTTAGCAAATCCAAGCTTTTTTGCACCAGGAGGATCTGAATCTTCTTATAGTCATGTAACTAATGATCATGTAAAGGAAAGATTAGATGCGATAAAAACGTTTTACGATGAAAATCTAGAAGTAGATCCTGAAAAGTTTTAATTAGAAAGGAGCCGAAAGGCTCTTTTCTTTTATGCAAATTTATTGCTCATCCCTAATTTTTTAACAATCATATCCCCCACTTTCTCTGCGGCGTATTCGTCTAAGAAAGTATTGCCGGTAATAGTGATATTTAGCCCTCCACCGCTTCCGCTATTTGAAATTATTGATCCTCCAGCTGACGGCGTAAATAATTCCGGTCCATTTTCTCCAACAAGATAAGTTCTGCCCGATGACACCGGTCCGCCTCCCGCTCTTGCTCCGGTAATAAAATTAGATGCCGAATTAAAAGCTCCGGAAACTGCATTAAACCCGCTATATTTTTTAAGCCATTCAATTGCATCTTTGATTTTGTTTATTAAATTATCAAACCAGCCGATTAAGTCATCAATTTTTCCTTTTACCCAATCTGTTCCCGCTCCCCATATTTCCTTGATTGTTTCCCAAATAAATCCAATACTGTCTTTTGTCTGCTCCCAATTCTTGGCAATAGAAGTAATTCCGTAAACTAAGCCCGCAATAACTGCCCCGCCAATCATAAAAGGCGCCAAAGCAATAGCCCCCGCGACAAAAGCCGCGATCATAGCGTAAATTGCTGGAATTAAAGCGCCAACAAGAGCTCCGGCAACTAAAACAATCGCCATTCTATTTTCATTAAACCAAGTAATTAATTCATTAATTTTTATAATCATTGCCGGAAAAACATCATCAACAACGTGAATTGCCCATCCGACTAATTGTTTTCCCCATTCAATAAGTTTTTGCCCTTCATTTCTTAAAAATATATCCCAGGCATCTCTTAAATTTGAAACCATTCCGCCTAAACTTTTTGATTGTTTTTCCATCATATTTTCAAACCTTCCTCCTTCGCCGGTTAAATTTTTTAAAGCCTGTTCAACAATGGGAAATCCAACCGCCCCCTCACTAACTAAATCTTGAACTTCTCTAACACTTAAATTCATCGTTTTAGCTAACTCATCAAGTAAAGGAACGCCTGCTTCAGTAAATTGTCTTAATTCCATTCCAGTCAATCTCGTGGCCGCTCTAACTTGGCCGAATGCTAAAGTTAAATTTGGTAATTTATCCATTCCGACTCCGGCGGAAATATCACCAAGCATTCTTGTGGTATCAATTATTTTTTCCGCCTCAATTCCGTAAGCAAGTAATTTTTTTGCTTGATCTTCAAGCCCTCTTAATTCAAACGGTGTTTTTTTTGCAAAATCAGTTAACTCGCGTAAAAGCTTATCTGCTTTTTCAACCGAACCAAGCATCGTTGAAAAAGCAATCTGTGACTGCTCAAAATTTCCAGCCGCCTCTAGCATTTGCTTACCCATAAAAATAGCTCCTCCTCCGACGGCCGCCAAACCAATAGCAAAAGCTTTTGAATATTGATCAGCTTCATTAAGCCGGCTTTTTAAACTATTAAAAGCTTTGCTTGTTTCATCTTTCGCGTTGATTAAAATTTGTAAAGTTTTATTGTCGGCCATTTTTTTCTCTTTCTAATTTTTTATTAATTTCTTTTTTAAGAAGAAGTAAATGATTTATAAATTCAACTCTCTGGTGGTTAAACTCTTCTTCAGTCCATCTCATTTCCATACATAACCATGTTTTAATTCCCAAATAATTACTTTTCCCTAAATGGACAAACTCGGCTATATCTTGCTCTGTTTGCCCCTTTGGTCTAAAAAATTTTTAACAAAGCTAACTTGATCAAGAAGATGGTTAACATCATCCATGCTCATTTTTTTAATATTTTCAACATTAATCGGTAAAGGATTATTTTCCTCATCAGTAAAATTCCAGCTTTCAATCATTTTGCAAAGCATAAGTAAAGACTGCTCCGAACTACTTTGAACTTTTTCAACTTCTCCCACGTCTCCGGCTAAAAGGCCGTCTCTTAAAATAATTTTTGCTTCTTCGTTAGACGGCAAACTTGTTTCTATTTTTTTTCGATTGTCTTGTAATTTTGGCATAATGTTGACATTTTAGTCTAAATATGCTTAACTTTAAACATATTTAGACTTAATTAATTATTATTTTTTTATGGAAAATGAACTTATAAAAGGTCGCGCTGGCACATCCATTAAAATCAGCGGTGAAAAAATTATTATCAAAAAGGGAATTGGCAAAGATGAATCAATTATTTTAAAATCAAGCATCACTTTTGTTGAATCAAAGAAAAGTATTTATGATATTCCTTTTCTTGAAAAAACTCTCGTAATCCGAGCTGATGGAAAAACCTACAAGATCAAGCGCCTCCCGGCTAAATCAGCCGAACAATTAAAATCATTTTTAATATAAACAGAAGGGAGGTGAATTTATGTTAATTATAAAAGAATATTTTATCCTTTTTGGCTGGGCTGTTGCAGGAGGTCTTTCAATGGCTGTAATTCTTCCTATTGTTTTAAAAGTTTTTACTTTTATTAATCCAACCAATGAATGGGAGGAGATAAAAAAAGGGAATATTGGTATTTCTATAATTTTATCTTCTGTAATTTTATCAACCGCAATTGTTATCGCTTATGCAATATCATAATTTTTTTAAAAAAATTGCCGTTTCAATTATAATTGTATCTCAGTTAATACCAGCAGTATCATTAGCTCATCCGGGAAGAACAAACTCATCAGGCTGTCATATTTGCAAGACACGCTGTGATTACTGGGGACTTAAATATGGTCAATATCACTGTCATTCTCCTAAAACAGTCAAAACTAAAGCAAAAAGAACGGTAAAATAATTTTTATCCAGCCCCGCCACTAAACGGGGCTGGATTTTTATTTTAGTAACTAGCCTGCAAATTCGTTAACACTAAATCAACCATCTTAGCTTCACTTAGATCATATAAAGCTTTAAATCCAAGTGTCTGTTTTATAATTTCATTTAATCCACCGCTTTTTGACCATTCAGCGAACTTTACTTTTGGTAAATCAATTTTAATTGTTGGATTTGATGAATTACCAATCGTAACTCCAGTATCTTTAATTTCAATTCTCATAGCCTTGCTTGTTCCAGCTAAAGACAAATCTTTATAAGTTGTTGCTTCATAATCAAGCTCAATACTTCCGGTAATCGCAACCTGCTTATTGTTGAAATCAGCCGGTTCATCGTCTCCTAAAACATCATCAGTTTCAATATTCTTTTCAATTTTAATTTCCGTCATTTTAGCTTCAGGACTGGTTCCTGAATCAAGCGAAGCAACGTCATCAGCAAATTTAATAGTAATATCTTTTGCAATAAAATTATTTTGAACTAAAACACTTGGCGTATTAGATGCCGCCACTCCCAGCTTGGCTAAAAATCCGGCTTCAAAAGTTACGTATTTTCCAAGCTCTGCTCTAATACTCAACTCACTTAACATTGCATTGGCAAATTTTAACTGTTCAATATCGTGCTTAATTTCAATAGTTAAGCTGTCATGCTCAGAGTCTTGCTGAACACTGTAAGTATGCTCATAAACAAGAGTCTCACCTGATTTCTGCGCGCTTGATACAATACCAAATCCAGCTAAGAGCAAAAGTCCAAAGCTTTTATCCTCAATCTTTCCGCTAAAACTTCCCTCACTCCACTTTTTAACCACTTTTAAATCCTGAGAGTCTTCAATAATTCCATAAGCCGACTCATCAATAACATGTTCAAATTTATCATCAAAATCAGCATCCATTTGCGGAATCCAAAAGCTTGGCGCAACTGCAGTCCCGCGACTGCTTTCTTTGCCGATTCCTATTTTTATATTTCTGCCTATTATTTTCATAAAATTAGTAGCCCTTAGGCTAAATTAAATTAATTATTTTTTAGATTTTTTAATTGCCAACTCTTCAGCCTCTTTCATATTAGAGGCTTGAACCGTAACTCCCAAATCAGGAAAAAAATATTTTTCCTTATACTGGTCTTTTGTTTTTAAAGATGAATTTGTTTTCATTATTCTATTTTTATACATATTTTTTTAAATTAAGAATTATATATTAATTGACTTATTGCATACCAATCTAATCTCAGCCGTGCGAACCAACCCCGCCGGTGATTCATATCTATTCCAGTCAGCCGGTGCCGCCTCGAGCCAGTCAACATTATTTCCCAGCTTGTAATCAGAATCAAAAGCGTTGATTACCGCATCAACCGCATCGGCTAAAATATCAACCGAATTATCAAGACCGGCTGTTTTAATTTCCTGATGTATTACGATTCGAAAAACATACTTTCTCATATTTTGCGCTGTATTTTCAAAATCACTTTCGACGTCTGACGGCTCAAACGTAACCGCCGGAAAACCGCCAAATTCTCCTTTGTGAAAATCATGAACTTCATAAAGCAATTGCCCCGATCCCTTTAAAGTATCAAGCTTGTCTTTAATTGCATTTTTTATGGTTTTTAACATACTAAGCGGCTAAATTTTTAACTAAATTATTTAATGCGCGGTCAAGGTGTTTATCAGCTCTAGACTGCATTCTGTCCCAAGTATATTCCATATACGGCCTGGGAGCGATTCCTTTTCTGGCTATTTTTCTTTGAACTAAAAATGTTGCTCTTTTAATGTCCTTTTGTGCGCCTTTACTACCTTTTGTTTTAAAACTGCTAAATCTTTTATAATGTCTACGCACCCATTCGTAAATCGGTTGATACGGTGGCCATGCTCCGGGCTTTCTTCCTTTTTCAACGTATATGGAATATTCAGCACCGGATATAACCGCATAAGCAAGTTTGGCAATTCTTTTCTGTCTGATTTGATTAATAAGATTACCGGTGGAATATATTTTTAAACTTCTTGCTCTCTCTACCGCCATTTTTTCCGTTTCAGCCGCTATTTTATTAAGCGCTTTTGAAAATTCACTCTCAACCGCTTCCGGCGCTTTCTTAGCTAACCTTTTAAACTCTTCTAAATTTTTTATATTAATTTGAAAATCCATATTAATCATTATCCGGCAAAACCAGTAAAAAATAATCATAACTCATCGCTCCCCTGGCAACCTGCTTTTTGCCTTTAACAATGTAAGTAACAGAATCAATCACCAGCTTATCCGTAACGTTAATATTTGCTCCGCTCTCGGCCGTAAAGCGAAAACCCGACCCAATCTGCTCAATACCGTTCAAAGCCCGCTCCTCGTCGTCCAATGCCCTTAAATATCCCTCAACAGTGGCCACAGGCGAACTTCCGTAAGCCGATTTAGCCCCTGACTGCGTTAAACGATAAACAGACGCGCTTTTATCCATAAAATGCCTCATAAACTTATTTTCTTAAATTTACTTAAAACGATTTTTTGTTCAGGAGTTAAAGCCCGACTCCAGTCTAAACTGGCTCCCTCTGCCGATTCGCTTCCGATCCCGTCAGATTTTCTTTGATTAAACTTTTTAGCCACTAACTCAATTATCAACTGCTCCAAGTCGGCCGGATTACTCGAATACCCGGCCGTATAGGTAATCCTGATATTGTTATAACCGCTTGGCCAAATAGTATTAACTCCCGGGGCCCATCCACCCGCACGAATAAGTCTTCGCCCGTCAACTAAATCGTAATCATCCTCCGTAAACTCGGTCCAGGTCGGATTGGAATTGCTCCCGCTTTTATACTCAACTTTGGAAACCGCGCTAACCGGATATTTTTTCAAAAATATTATTTTTTCTCCGCCTGAATAAATTTCTTCCGTATAGGTTGTTTCGTTAAAAACCCGATCGCAAACATTTTCAATAAACGCGCATACCGCCGTCATTAAATTAGTCAGGACAGTGTCATGCGTGCTAACTGAAATGCCTAAGTAAGTTTTTATTTTTGTAATATCTACAGTCATATTTTTTAGGAAAAACCGGGGACGGGCGAACCGCCCCCGTTAAATTAATTTCTATTTACTCTTATTAGCCTTATCGTATTCTGCCTTAGTTGCTTTTTCCCAACCCTGATCAGCTAAGTCTTCAGCCGACATTCCGTCATTGCTCATCTTAGATAAATCAATTACTTTTCCGTCTTTATTTTTGTAATAACCCTTTTTGATCAGCTCCGGCGCTTTTTCTTCAGCCACCAGCTCAAGGTCTTCACCAAAAGCTCCAGCCTCTTTTTCACTCATCTCAACTTCCGAACCTCTAGCATACAACCCGCCTTTAATCATCAAAGGATTATTTTTAACAATGTATTTAGGCATTTGTTTAAAATTAATTTTAATTAATGCCGATTAATAATAACCGGCTATCTAAGCCATTAAAGCTTAGGAAATCGGCTGGCGGGAATTTTGATTCATAAGAATCACCGCTGAAACCGCAAAGCTCGGTGAGCTACCACCCAAATCAGCATAAGCCCGCATATATCTTTCTCTAGCTCCGACTTTAGCCTTAAGATCAAGTTTAAGCTTCTGCGAATTATTAGCGGCCGTAACCTGGGTAAATGTCTTTCCGGAAACATCAGCCCAACCGGTTGAACCGTCAGCTGATTCTTGAATTTTAACATCTAAGGTAGGTGCTGATCCGGAAACCGCTCCAACCTCTAAAATAACTACCGCTTCCCCATACCCCTGAGTATCAACCGCAACTCCTTCAGCATCAGCTGTTATGGTTTGGGGCCTAATGGTAACATTTTGTTTAATGTTGCTTTTAAGCTCTTTCATATAAGTGTCGGCGCCCCGCCCGAAAAGAACGGGGCGCTATTAGAATAAATTAATAACTAAAGAACAAAGAAATAAACCAACTTAATTAGTGGCTGTCTTTAAAACGACAAATGCTGAAGGAATACCGATTGCCTCTGCAATTCTCTCAGTAACTCTGATAGCCATTTTATTTCTTTCAAATGAACTTTCACCTCCAACGGTTGCTTCTTTAGAAACCGCGATACCGACTTGCTTTCTATCACCAAGCAAAAATCCTTTATTAAAGTTGCCGAAAATAATAAACTTGGTAGCGGCCGCACTGGAAGTGGTTCCAGGCATTTTATCAGAAAGATAAACCGGGAACTGACCCCAAATATATCCGGCTGGTTGCAATCCGTATCCTTTACCCGCATCTCCACTATTAATTACCGGATTAAACATAGAAACTAAATACTGTTGATTAGTATCTTTAAGATTTTGAATTAAAGCCCAAACGCTTTTTTCCATAACAAAGGCGGCCCCGCTCAAAAGCGATGTTTTAACACTGGCGATCATAGTTCTTAAATAATCCGCATCAATGTCCGCGAAAGCGTCATCGCCCGTGTCCATTGTTTCAACCGTAACATCAGCATCTTGCAATACGCCCACAAAAGGCGCTCCTGAACCGTTTAATCCCTGATTATCCTCTTCTCCGGCTAAAGCTTCGGCAAAAAGCTCAACTAAATAAGATTCAATATCAGCATCCGCATCCTCCAAAAATTCAATTGAAGTGGTGCAGATTCCAACGGCAGTTCTGGCAATAAGCTCAACATTACCAAATACCGGATTGCTTTCAGTTCCGGCATTATTTTCTCCAGGCCAGTAAACAGAAACCGAAGAAGTTAATCTCGGCACGCTCTTGGTCTCCCTTTTCATCGGGATAACTCTAGCTAATTTACGGATAATTCCGTAATCTTCCATAACCCTTAAAATTTCTTTTTGGGTTTCTTCCGGCACAAGATATCCACCCTCGGTATCATTGCCTTCAGACAAAGCTTTAGACTTAGCCTGATCACCTCCGACAAGCGATTTAACAAACTGGGCAAATCTTTCACTTCTTTCCATTTTACCGACTTCTTCTTTATCAATCGCTCCCATGAAAGAACGGTCAATTTTATTAAGTCCTTTTTCTTCAATTTTTTTATCAACTATCTTGCCAACCTTTTCTCCAATACCTTTCATAATCTGATCAAGATTGGTGGCTAACGCTTTTCCGACAGTATCGGAAATAATTTCATTGAACTTTTTTTCATCAAGTTCAATTTGTTTTGGTTCTGACATACTTTTTCAAGCCGTAGCCAACTATTCCGGCTTATTATTCAATGCTTCTTTTAAAGTAACATTGATTTGTTCAAGCGCTTTATCGGCAACTTGAATACTTTTTCTTAATGACTGGGCAAAATCAGCTTTTAAAACTATTTTTCGCCCCTCGCCATCTACCTCTTCCCCTTTGCCTTTTTCTTCGGCTTTGGGTGCAGGTTCTTGGCTCGGCTCTTTATGAGCCTTTTCAATATTATTAATTTTCTCAATAATTCCTTTAACAACAAACGCTAATTCTTTAATCGCTTCTTCTGTGTTCCCCTGTTTTTTTTCTTTAATCGCAAAATTAAGATCAACTCCTAACTTTTCCCCCATAGCTTTTAAAAGATTTAACGCTTCCGGATTAGCCGGTACTGGAACAAAAGACAACTCCAAAAGCTCCCATTTCGTAAACTTTCTCTTATATCCATCATCATCTTTAAAGTCCTCCCAAGCTTTCGGTATAAACCCGATTGAAACGGCGTGCAAAAATCCCGCCTCATACAGTTTCCAAACTTTATCCGCTTCAGGATTAACTCCTTCCGGAGCGAATCTACCTTCGATAATAATTTGTTTATTCTTAACATAAACTTTATCCGCAATTCCTATCGGTAAATCTCTGTAAGAATGGGCCCAAAGAACAACCGGATTATTCATGTAGTTCTTTTTATCCATTCCCTCAGGTGCTACGATTTCATTGTAACGGTCAACCGTTCCAGTCGATGCCACAACTTTGAATTTTCTGTCGCTTGATTCCTGAGTAGTCTTAATTAAATTTTTAAAATCAGCTTCTTTTAATCTAACCTGTATATCTAAAGCTATTTTTTCGCTCAATTTTTTAAACATAAGTTTATTTTTAGATGTATTAATTAAAATATTTTTTATCTTGCAATTCTTCTAAATAAGTGTCGTCTATAGTATCAACTCCGAACTCTCGGCTAAGTACTGTTAGAACTCCTCCGATAGAATTTACTTTCTGCTTACCTTTATCACCTGATTTAATGAACCAAAAACCCCCTTTTTTATCTCTTTTTAGTTCTCGCATTGACATACATTTATTTAAAATTTTATTAGTGAATAATCTACCCGGGCAAGTCTTGTAAGTGGCAAAATCTCGGTGAAATTTAACGTTTTGCCTAGATATATCGTATTTATTACGCAAATAAGTGATTAATTCTCGTAAGGTGTTAAGCTGTTTTTTTGTCGGCTCTTCAACGTCAAAATTTCCTGTTAAACAAAGTCCTAAGCTCTGGTAATTCATATTTTCTTCTTTGCAGTGAGCTCCAACCTCGCTTTCGTGCCTTCCTCTCATCAGCATACCGTCCGCTTCCATTAAATAGTGGTATCCGATATCACCCCAGCCTTTAGATATATGATAATTTAATACTGCCTCAAACTGATTGGCGTTCTTAGTCCTGGATACGGCCGTGTGATGAATTATTAAAAATTTGATATTGTTTTTCATCCAATTTTTTCATTAAATTATCACTTTTTTTAAATCCGTTTATTTTTAAAACTTCATTCTCGCTTTTCGCTTTTTTGATTTTTTTATTGTAAAGATTAACCGCCTCATAAGCTTCTTCAATCGTTAAAGTGTTTTTGTTTTTTAATTTATTTTCTAATTTTTTTTCATCAACATAACTTCCAACCCAACCTGATCCGGCTATTAATACTCCGGCCACTATTCCACCTATTCCTATTTTTTTAGTTTTATCTTTCATTTATTTTAAATAGTTAACTATTTAATTATTTGTTTAAGCCATTTAACGTCATTTTTAATTTCAACTAAACTCTCATTCATCTGACTAATCGGTGTCGTAAATGCCTCTATTTTTTGCTCTACTTTATTAATGCGATCTATTACGCTTCCGAAAATATATCCGTAAGCGATTAAAAGAAGGCCGAATAATGTGTTTACTAAAATTTGTAAATGTTTTTTATCCATACGTACTAAAATTTAATAATATATATAATACATATTAGCCAAACCGCGCAAAATAATCCGAATATTGCCAATAGATTTTTTAAAAAATTAAACATACTATTTTTCTTCCCCTATTGCTTTCATGAGTGGTTTAGTGATCAGCTCATAAGTAGCGATTGCGGAACCTAACATGTTAATAAAATTTTGAACTACGTCCATTGGCAGTAATCCTGATTTGGTCAAATAAGTAAAAATAGCCACTAACCCGAAAACAACCGACAAAACGATTGTCTTGCTTGTTTCTTTCCCTAATTTTTGACTTAACCATTTAAAAATTTGGGTTAAAAATGATATTAATGCTCCTAAAATAATGTCCATATGTTTGCTTTTTTTATTAAAATTTATTAATTTTTAATGTTTAGGTTACGTTCAGACTGTTCATTACGTACCCGTTTTTTACGGGCAAGTTTCTGCGGTTAAAAGCCCATCTTTAAAGGTGAGCGTGCAATCATTTCCGTCAGAGCCTTTCACAACGATATCCTGCGTCAAACCTTGGCTTCCATCGCCAGAATATATATCATCAGCCTGAAAAGTTCCGTTAACTTCCAATTTATAATTTGGCCCCGTCGTCCCGATGCCAACGTTGCCTACGAATGAACTATTCCCTACTCCCGATACAGTTAGAGTGCCATTAGGAATAATGACACCACCGGCATACGTTAGCCGCATAGTTTCCGTCAGATTTCCGGTGTTATTGGTGGAAAATATCAAATCACCATTTTGACTACCGTCTGTAGCGTTATTCTTTTGACCCTTAATTAATCCAAACGTTGTGTATGCTCCTCCTGAATTATATTTTCCCCCGATTTTGAGTGCTCCACCCACACCAGACCCGTATGATGTATTGGAGAATATGCCAGCAACAGCAGAATCACCGTCTGGAATACCTATAACATGCAAGGCTATCGTTGGCCCTGTTGTGCCGATGCCGACGTTGCCGTT